CGCTGCCCACCCCGTTGGTGAGACAGTCGCCGTTGTTGGTCTCCACCAGGCGGAACTCCTCGGCCTGGCCCACCTCGGAGTTGTAGATCACGTCCCCCTTGCGCAGGTACTGGCTCCAGGTCTCGAAGCGCTTGTCGTTCTTGATCCCGCGCAGGGCCTTGGTGGTCAGGATGCCGCGATAGCGCCCATCGCTGCGCGGCGGAACGCGCAGGTCGGTGGCCATATAGTCGCGGATCAGCCCCAGGTGCGTGAAGTTGAGGTTGGCCAGGGCCTCGGTGCTGGCGGTGCCGTCGGTGTCCCACGTCCCGGCCGCGCTGGAGGTCGGGATGTAGAGCACCTTGGCCTCCTTGAAGGCCTCGGCGGCGCAGATGTCCATGCACTCGCCCATCTGGCGCGTGAGCAGCTTCTGGATCTGCTGCTTGAGATCCACCTTGGAAAGCTGCTCGTTGAGGTCGGTGTACTGCACCCCGCGGCCCCATTCCTTGATGGTGAAGGACCGTGAACCGGGGGTCAGCCGGTCGATGGGGATGCGGGTGCGCTCGTCGAGCAGACCGTAGTTGGTCGGCGTCGCAAGCGGCTCGTAGTAGAACACGGTGATGGTCTCGCCCTTGCGCTTGCCGAACTCGCCGTTGAGATCGGTGAACTGGACGAAGACCATCTTCTTGGCGGCCACTTCCAGCAGCTTGTCGCTGATGGCGTGGTTCTTGAAAACGCCGTCGGTAACATCCCATTGCCACGTGTACATAGCGTACCTCCGTCATGGAGGCATTCGACTGTCGCCCGCCGTCGCCTAACGGATCCGGCTCTGCTCGGCCACCCGGTCCAACACGCTGCCCAGGGATGTGGGGCGTGTCTGGTTCTCGGTCCGCCGTGCCGGTGCCGGGCCGAAGCTGGCCGGCAGGGGCATGTCCTGTTGGGCCAACAGCTTGCGCCGCTCCTCGGCCTGCCAGCGCCGCGTCTCCCGCATCGCCTGCTGCATGCGCCGATAGAACGGCACCGGGTTGCCCTGCTCGTCGGTCGCCGGCACCTGGCGCACGTAGTGCTGGAGCACCGGATGGTTGATCTCCAGCCCGGGCAGGTCCGCCACCGCCGACTGCTTTGCGTAGTGGTTCAGGGTCTCGGTGGTCAGGCGGTCCACCAGCAGCTCCATCTGCACCGGCAGCGTCACCGTGCGCCCGTCCGGCAGCTTTTCCCCCAACTGGGGCAGTTGCTGGGCCAGGTGCTGCACGAAGGGGTCTTTCCCGTCGATGCCGTGGCGGAACAGCTCGCCGTGAACGTACCGGGCCGGGTCGGCCAGCGGGTCGCCCGGATCGGTCGGCGCGGCCCCGGTCTGTTCCCGGGGCGGCGGCGGCAGCTTGTCGGCCGGCAGCTCCGGCGGGTTGGACCGGAAGCTGTCGATGTCGAGCTGGTACTTGGCCTCCAGGTCGGCCACCGCGTCGTCGTAGCCCCCGTCGTTCGGGTCCAGCTCGGCCATGGCCTGCTGGTGCTGCTTGGAGCGCTCGCGCACGAATTCGGCCAACTGCTCCCGGCGCAACTCGGCCACCTGGCGCTCGTAATCGGCCTTCTGCTGCTGCACCTGCCCCTCGCGGATCTGGCGCAGCTCCTCGGCCAGGCGCTGGCGCTCGGCGAACAGGTTGGCATAACCGCGCTCGGCCTCCTCGTGGGAGGCGAAGCGCAGCGCCTTGGGCTTGGTGGGCTGCTGCGGCGCCGGTTCGGCCGGCGGCTCGGTGGCGCCGGTGGCTTCCTGCGCCTCGCCAGGCGCCTCGAAGTCCGGCGGTGCCGGATCCGGTGCCGGGGGCTCGAAGGCTGGCGGCGCGGGGAGCGCTGACAGCCGGGTCCCTTCTTCCGGCGAGGGTTCGCCTTCGGTGCCCGGTGCGGCCGGCGCCGGCGCGTCCGGGTCGTAGATCGTCCCGGCGGCGGCGGCGTAGTCGAATGCCTTTCTTTCAGTGCTTGCTTCGTTCTCTGGCATCAGGTCTCCTTTTCATGGCGTGGTCCGCGACGCGCGGGGCCGTATAAGGATGTCCGTTTATCGGTAGCGGCCGCCCCTGGTGTCCCGGGCATCCAACCCGGTTCTGGCGCGGGCCGGCCGCGTTACCGCGACTTGAACGCCATCACCCGCCGCGCCGCCTCCTCGGCCTTGACCTCGGCCAATTCGAGACGCCGCAGCAGGGTCTGCATGGCGGAAAGGGTTTCGTCGTGTTGCAGCAGCTCGTTGATGCGGGCCGTCATTTGGTCGAAGATCAGCTCGCGCAGCCGCTGGGCATGATGCGTCTGGGAAATGCCGCGGTCGGCGGCGGTTTCCATGTCCCGGGCCAACTCCTGGCGCCGGCGCTCCTCTTGAGCGGTCGCCAGGTCCACCGGCAGTCCGGTGCGGATATCGGTCTTGACGCTGCTCATACGGGGGCCACCCCCTCACCGGCGGCAACCTGGGGCGGGCCGCCGGCGCCGGGCACCATCGGCCCGCCGCTACCGGCCACCAAGGCCGCCATCAGTTGGGCCAACTGGGCCCGCTGGTTCATCAGTTGCAGGTGGATGCCCTGGGTGAACTGACTCATCTCGGCCTTCTCGATCTTCTCGGCGACATCAGGGCGCACCCACAGGTCCTCGTCCTTGAGATTGGTGCGCTTCTCCAGCGCCCGCAGGATCTGGTAGGGCTGCATGAAGGGGGCGAAGCGCGGGTTGCCCGCCAGGGGGATCACCACCTTCACCAGGTAGTCGAGCACCTCGGCGTCGCGCATGATGGCCTGGATGCCCGAGGCCTCGATGAACCCCATGAACGGCGGCAGCCCCATTACCCGGCCGGTCTCGGGGTCCTGGGTCACCCCCGCCTCTTGTAGAACCGCGTCGCCCACCAGGCGCCGGTAGTCATCGTAGGAGAAAAACGCCTCGATCACTTCCCGCGCCGCCTCCAGGGCTGCGATGGCCCCGGCCTCGATGTTGGCCCCCATCAGGGCGTAGATGCTCATGGCCTGGTTGAGGTTCTGCGCACTCTCGCGCCAGGTCATGTCCGAACGCCAGCCGGGAAGCCCCTGCACCGCCGACGTCACGTTGCTGCCGGCCTGGAATAGCTGGTCGAAATACTGCATATTGGCCAGCACGCTGTTGGTCACGTCGCGCTGGAGCTGGGTGCGGATGGCCTGCTGGCCGTGGGCCCCGGAGCGCGTCAGGTAGTGCTTGCCCGGATGGCACAGCACGTCGCGCGGGTCGTCCAGCAGGTCCACGTTGATTTCCCGCGGCGGGTTGACCAGCCACTTGAGGGCGTCCTCGTGCAGGCACATCAGGTTGCACATGGCCTCCCAAATGCGCAGCACCCCGTTGAGCAACCCCCGGCCGCCGGAGAAGGCAATCAGGTTCGGCAGCGGCGAAAACGCCGTGCCCGGCCAACGCTTGGTGGCCAGCCGACTCTGCACCGGCGGCTGGATCACCCGGCCGGCGGCGGCGGTGAAGCGCCCGCGCGAAAGCAGCAGCTCGCCGCCGGGGCTCAGGATGTCGCCGCAGTACACGCTGGTCAGGTACAGGGGGCGGAACTTCGACCGCTCGGTGTGCACCAGGCGCCGGCGGCGGTCGAGGTACTCCTTTTGCAGCCACCAGTTCTTCTGGTCCAGGCCGCCGCTGCCGCCGCCGTCGGGCAGCTTGTCCAGGCCGTCGCGCACCCGGTCCACGTTGCGGTACACGCCGGCCTCCTCGCGCTGGCGCAGCACGTGCCAGGGCACCCACTCGCTGTGGATCCAGTAGGTGCCGCTTTGCGGGTCCTCGCTCTCGGCGTCCGGGTCGCGGTCGATCTTCCAGGGGTCCACCGACTTGAACAGGACGCGGCCGTTGACGTAGTAGGGGATCAGCTCCTTGCTCACCCCCACCGCCAGGCCCATCTGCGTCGCCTTGGTGAACACGTGGGGGAAATTGGCCGCGCCGCGGCCCAGGGCCCGGGTGAGCACTTGCTTCCAAAACTCGTTGGACCGCGGGTCGCGCTTGCCATCCACGGTAATGAACTCGGGCGTGAACGCCTTGGAAATCGCCGCCGCGCCGTAGTTAACCGCCTCGTGGGGCTTGGGCACCACGGTGCGCGACTGCCAGGGCATCTTTTCGGCGAAGCTGGCCGGCTCGCGCTCGTTGTAGGCGTCCCAGCACTGGGCCATCTCCTCGCGCACGTCCTCCAAGGCCCGGGCCGACTGGTCCACCGAATCGAACAGCAGGTCGATGAAATGCTGCTCGTTTTCGCCCAGGTAGGCCGCCGCGGCCTCCTCGCGCTCGCGCAGCTCCTGCTCGTCCTCGGGCACCTCGTTCTGGCGCGCCCGGGCCGCCAGGATGGCGTCGGTGATCTCGGCGGTCCAGTCGTCGCTCATGCCGCGCCCCCGAAGATCCGCTCGAAGTTTTCACGATAGGCACGCCGGGCCTCGGCCACCGGGTTGGCGCCCGGGCCCACCGGCACCTCGGCCGCCAGGGTGCCGAAGCGGATCCGGTCGAAGTTTTTGCCGAAGTCCGCCGGCCGCACGATGGTCAGCTTCTGGTTGCAGCGGCAGTCCGGCCGGCATTTGTGGCGGTCCGGCGCGCCGTTCCAGCCGGCGGGGCTATGGGTCTCGGCGCCGCACTCGGTGCACTTGAAAATCTGCCGCTCGCCGTGGAGACACGGCTGGCGCATCTCCCACAGGTTCTTGTAACGCCCGAAACTCATTCCTCCTCCTCGAAGAAGCGCCGGTGTTCCGGGTTCCGGCGCAGGATGCCCAGGGTGCGGTGGTCCATCTTGACCACCTCCAGGTGATCCACCAGGAACTGCGGATGGTTGAACTGGCGCTTGATCCGCCGGCCCTCGATCCGGCGGTAACGGCGGGCGAAGGTGCGCACCTCCTCGTCGGTGCGCGCGTAGTACGCCTTGCCGTCGTGGCAGCAGATCTTGATGGCCTCGATCTTCATCAGTAGCGCCTCAGATCCGCGAAACTAGTGCTCTTGCGGCCGGCCATCACCGCCGGCAGGTCGGCCAGGTTCTTGCTCCAACTGGAGGCATACGCCCGCGCCATGCGCGCGTTGGCTTCGGCGATGCGCCGGCGCTCGGCCGTGTCCACCTTGCGCGCGCCGCCGAAGGGAAACAGGGTCGCCACCCCGTAGCAAAAGGCGTCCCCCAGGTCGGCGTTGGCGTCCTTGACCGGCAGGTTACCGATGATCCGCCCAGAGTTATCCGTGTTCCAGTGCCAGCCGCCGTTGAGCGCCCGGTGCAAGTTGTGGGCGGTGACGGATATCTGGATCAATGGCCCGCTGTTACCTGGCGCCAGCATTCCAAGAGCCGTGTTGGTCGGCCCGATGCGGTGCTCCCACTTAGCAGGCCCGGCCTCAAAGCGTGTGTCGAGCAACCGCTCGATCTCACGCGACGTGCTCCGGGTGCGGCTGGACTGGTCCGGGGTCATCATCGAGGGGTCGCCGATGTCGCGCCAGTCGGGGATCTTGTCCTTGTACTTGGGGGTGCCCAGCAGCGGCAGCAGTTGCAGGTGGATCAGCTCCACCGCCCCACCGGAGCCGTCGGCGATCTGGCAGGCGTGATGGATGACAAGCCGCCCCGGGGGCACCATTTGGCCCACCAGGCAAGCCGGGTGATGCCAGCCATCCCAAAAGCGCACCCCTGGGCAGTTAGGCGCCACCGGCAACTCGATCTTGGAAAAATGGACGGCCGGGTTGTAGCCGACGGCCACCTTCTTGCCGGCATAAACCGCCGCCGCCTCGCCCAGCACGTAGCGGGAAAACTTGCCGGCATCCCCCTTGAAGGCCGCTTTGTTGGCTAACCGGGCCAGGGGGTTCAGGTAGCGGTTCTCGCCGTAGGCGATGTTGTAGGTTTCCTTGGTGATGACCAGGCCGGTCTCCTCGTCGCGCTCGTACTCGTAGGGCGCCAGAGCCAGCACCTCGGACCAGTGGGTTTCTTCGGCGGGGTTTTGGGTGACCTGCACCCGCATGGGCACGCCGCTCTGGCGCGATGCGCGCGCCACGCACATGCGAAACACATCCTCGCTTACCCCGGCATTGGCTTTGTCAATGATCGGCGCCGGCTCCTCGATCCAAATCAGGCCGTACTGGGGGCCCTGCAGCTTGCTTACGCTGGCCGGATCGTCGATGCCAAACAGATCCATCTCCACCTCTGGGGTGCAGTGGATCTTCATCAGCCGGTTGTCCTTGTGAAAGGTGACGTAAGCGCCGAAGGTCTCCTTGAGCGAGGGGATGGTAGAAATCTCGATGTTGGTGTGGGTGTCACGCACCAGGGCGCCGCGCAGCGGCTTTCTGGCCCGCTGGGCATGACGCACCAGGGCCACGCCGCCGCAGTAGGTCTTACCCTCGCCCATCGGCCCCTTGAGTTGGACGATATGGGCGTCGGAATGCACGAAGGCCGCCTGAGTCGGCGACAAGTCGAAAAACAGGTCTTGGTCGCGGACCTCTATGGCCGCCGCCGCCCCGCTCACGGCTTGCCCCCGCCGGCGCGCGTCGTTGCGCCGCCGATCACCATCTGGAACTGCTGGCGCGCCCCCTCCGGGCTCACCGGGCCTTCCTTCACGCGGCCTTCGCCGTCCACGATGATGATGTTGCCGCGGCCTTCGCCCTCCATCAGGGCGCCCTTATCCACCTTGACCGCGATGATCTTCAGGGCCGCCATCATGGCCCGTGTGCGCTGGTCTTGCAGGCGGTCCTCGGCCAGCACGATCTCCAGCGCCTCGCGCACGATGACCTTCACCGCCTTGGCCCGCTTTTCCAGGTCGGTCTCCAGGGCGGCCGCGGAAATCAGCTCGTGCCAACGGGAGAGGGCCAGCTCGGTGCGCGCCCGGGCCGTGGCCAGCCGGTCGGCCAGGTGGGCGGGGTCTTCCTTGGCCCAGCGCACCAGGATGGCCTGCAGGTCCTCCAGCGTCTCCAGGTCGCCGGTGATCACCCGGTCCACGTGGTCCTGGAGGATCTTGCCGGCGGCCGAAACGGCGCCTTCGCGCAGCTTTTTGACGTATTCGTTGACCGCCCGGTAGGAAATCGAATAGCGCCCCTCGGCCTCGTCGTTCAGGGCCTGGGCGATCTTGCGGCTGGACACCACCCCGGAGCGCAGCAGTTGCGCCACGCGGTCTTGCAGGCCGTGCCGCTCGATTTTGGTCTTCAGGTTGGCCATGGTGCCACCACTGACAGGTCGGTTGCGAAAAGCTCCGGCACCGGGCGCCGCGGCGGCTTTTTCAGGAAAGGGCTTGCAGGGCAGGAGGTAAGACCCGACAAACCCACGCGCAGGGATAGGGAAGGTGCCGCGCGCAACGCCCGGTGGCGAAGAGTTGCATACAAGCTACCACAACAACCTTCTTCCAAGGCAAGTAATTATCTCTGAAACACTTTCAATTAAGGTTTTGCGAAGGTTGTTTCATGGCGGGCAATTTTAGGCAGGACCGCACCGTCGGCGGTTTTTTCGCTTTCACGCCAGTTTTCGGCGTGAAACGGAAGGTTGCCACAAACCACTCCCCGGCCCCTTTGACGCCCTTTCTCCCGGGGTGGCATCCCTTCACCCCTCGGCGGTAGCCGTCCACGGCGGGAGAGGCCGAAAATTTAAAAATCTCGCGCAAGGCCAATAGATGAGGGGGGGGAGGAGTCCCGGATCTCGGGGTTTTTGTTTTCCGCCTTCGACCCGGCCGCAACCCCCACGCGCGCGCCCGCAGCGACGCCAGCGCGGCCCGACGCCGGCCGCAGCCACCACCGCCAGGCCGCCCACCACGGCCGCCAGCCGCCCGCCGGCTGTGGCTGCCGAGCACGAGGCGGGCGCCCTCGCCGCCAAGCCGCCCACCTGGTCGAGGCGCCCACATCGCCACCACCACCAGCTCGCCGGTTGCTTGTCCGGGATTTTGCCCTCCACCTGGTCGAGTCGCAGCCGGCGGCCGGACGGGCGAGGCCGGTCAACCCGCCATCTTTTGGAAAAAAGATGGCGAGCCGCAAAACCCCGCAAATCCTTGTTTGACAGGCATTTAGACCGATTCGACCCTCCGGCGGCCCGAGATCGACCGAATCAACCCGCCATCTATTTGTGCGGAAGTGCCCAAACCCGACAAAGGGCCGCCGGCGGCCAAAACCGGTTTTGCCGCCGGTTTTGAAACCCGAAATCGGTACACGAAAACCGCCCGCGGCCGGCCCTGTGATTTTTCGCTTGACGCCCCGCCGCCGATCTGCCATGCAACAAATTGATCCACGCGCAAACCCCCATCGTTCCGAAATCTGAGCGCATCCACCGCCCGCATGGCCTCGCCCCTCCCCCTTCTACCACCACCAGCATAGACCACGGCCTGGATGGTCGGCAATCCGCGCGTAACAGCCGCGCCGGCAACCCCGCCCGAAAATGCCCGCCACATGCACCCTCGTGATCTTTTAACAGCGTATAAGCCTGTTGCTCCCGTTACCGGTTTTACCTGTTTTTTTTCACAACCTTTTTACCTTTTATTGTCTTTTTCTTTTTTTTTCACCATGAGAAAAAAGTGTAAAAAAACCGGTAAAACCAGTAAGGCTATTGAAATAATTGTAAAAAATAGAATCTAAAACCTGTCAAAAACCGGTTCAAAACCGGTAACCTATACCGCTTTTGCCCGATTTAGTGATGGTCAAAACTCCCTTAAGGGAATCGGGAGAGCCAAGAAAACGGATGTCTGAAAAAAAATGAGTAGAGTGCAATTTTTTGCTTGACAGGTCGCTGAAAAATATAACAAGATGGAGACAAACCATGCATCTCAACCCAAAAACACAAGGAGGTATCATGATGGAAAACAGGCAATCCCTCATAAACAGGCTCTACCCGGACCACAAAATTATGGGGCTCCCACAGATGATTGTGGAGGGATCGGGGTGGTATGACACCCTGATCACAGAACCCGACGACATCATGGCCCTCGCGAGAGCCGGCGTGGACGCCGCCGGCCGACAGATCCGCATGATGGCCCTGGAGCTTGAAAGCCCGGACGGCATTCGGAGAGTGGCCGACTTTCGGCCGGAGGAGATTCTCTAAACGAAGCGGCCCGCGACGGGGTGGCACCCCCGACGCGGGCCAAACAACCATCAATCCCCCCTGAGAAAGGAGATCGACATGAAACCCATGGTAGCCGAAACAACCCCCGAACTCAAGATCGGCAACATCTACTACCGGCGGCGGTACGGTGGATACGCCCTGGTGGTGGACATCCACGGTGGTCACGACACCGGCGGGCAGATCTACCGCATCGGTGCCGGCGGCCCCCAGGAAGTCACCGATACCCGCGAGGTCGTGCTCCTCTACGGCATTGATCCCAACGCCGGCATCGAGGAGATTGCCGCCCAAGCCGCCGACTACCACACCAGCGCCGCCGCCATCGCGCACGAGCTGGCCGTAGAACCACCAACCACCACCTGGCCCGCCGACAAGGTGGAGGCGGCCCTGGGCGCCTACGAGGCCGCGCAGCGCGCCAAGGACAACGCCCGAGAGGCCGAGGAGGGACGCCAGGCCCGGCAGATCCTCCAGGGCCGCATGATGATCCGGCCGCCGGCCTGGGCCAAGGCCATCATCGTGGCCTACCCCGAGACCGACGATTGCGACACCATGACCGATTACTACGCCGCGAAGCGCGGCCCGGTGCGCCTGCTGGCCTGGTCCCGGCACACCCGCGACCTGTTCCCCGAGCTGCGCCAGGCGGCCCGCAACTGCCCGGAAACCTACCACCTGGCCGATGCGCCCAAGGAGGCCGAACACCGCGAAAAATGGAGTATGGGCGGCGGCTATTACCTCAAGGACGGCGGCCGGTGGGATACCGGCTGGATGGTCCATAAAATCTACATCGGCAAGGACGGCCGCCTGGACGACGAGCAATATCGGGCCGTCGCCGATGGCCGATGTCATATCCCCGGCGTCCAGACAACGTCCCTGCCGGAGCTGCCGTCGCGCGAAAAGCTGATCGACATGATCGTGGCCGCCTCCATCCAGCCTTGCCCGGAGATCCGCGCCAGCATCGAGGTCGAGGTCGTTGGCGGCACCTGGCATCGGCCATGGGGCATCCCGGCCGGCAAGTATCCCACCGGCGCCCAGCGTATCGCCGGCTACGCCTTTGTTGACGAGCGCCACGGCTACACCCATGCTGCCAGGCCTTACGCCACGGAGCAGGAGGCCCGCGACGCCTGGCAGCAGCACCAGGAGCGCAAGGCGGCCGAGTTCCGGGCCCACCTCCTCGAAATGTCCGAGGCCAAGCTCTACGCTCAGGCTGCCTATTGGATTAAGGAGCCCCTCCAGGCGCCGCCGGAACTTGAAATGGTCCAGGCCGCCGAAAAGGGCAAGGAAGGGGGCGGGGAGACGCTCCAGGGCGTCGATGTCCGCAAGAACGAGGCGCTCAACGGCATCGAGATCCGCTTTGCTGAAAAGCCGGAGGCCGGCGTCCTGGCGCGCCTGAAGGCGGCCGGCTTCCGTTGGCATCGGCGAGGGCATTTTTGGTACGCCAAGCAAAACCAGGTCCGCAACCAGTTGGCCGCGTCCCTCGCCAACCTCGGCAACGCTTAGAGAGGAGGGCGCACCATGATCGAACTCACCTACATCGCCAACCTGGTGGCCAGCGTGTACGCCCTGGCCGTAATCCTGCCGATCCTTTGGGCCGCGCTGATCGCCCTGGTAGCCCGATAGACAAACAAACCGCCCCGGCCGGTATCCCGGTCGGGGTCAAAAGGAGATCCCCATGGATGCTTACAAACAGGATATCCCGAATAGCTTCCGCGGCCACGGCCGGGAAAAATACGTCGAAGCCATGGGCCGCAACGGCTATTTTGTCATCGGCTACGCCACGGCCCAAATAGCGCGCGCTGAACCTGGCCAAGGGGGCGACACTGACGGCCTGCGGCTCTACATCGACATTCACAGCGGCCGGTCCGGACGGCGCCCCACGGCCGCTTTTGTCGGCCCCGCTGCCCAGGTGGTGGAGATGCTCAACGCTCTCTTGGACGCAGCAAAGCAGCAACTCCGGGAAGGTTACTGGAAGCAACGCCGATAACTTCACCGCCCCGGCCAGGCGGGACTGGTCGGGGCAAAAAGGAGA